TTAGGATTCTTCCCGTTAAGTCTCTACACGTTCCTTTATTTATAAAGGCTTCGCTCGGGATTGCCATTTTACAGGTTTCCCCGAATTTGAGAAGTTCTACATTAAGGATTTCTCCTTAAGCACTCAAATGTTTTTTCCTCCTTATAAAAAAGTCAGACACATAAACTTTTTAAGTCCCTCATGTCTACCATTTCATCACATCGGCAGATACATTTTCCAACAAGTCAAAGAACTTTTGTTCTGTACAAATATACGTGCAATATTCTTTAAAATCAATAGGGATAAAAAAAATCCCCCACATTTCTGAGGGGGATTATACTATCGTTCTGTAACTACTTATTAATCAGTTAATACCTGTTTAGATTTTTTTACGGGTTCACACCCATCGTTATCGATTTTTTTCAACCGATTCTCAAATTTATCAAACCTACTGTCGATATAACGATATATGTCGTTCATGTTGTCTTCATGATTCTTATACATTTGATCCGTATATCTTATAGTTTCATTATGTAGACCATCTGTTCTACTTATTTCACCATCTATCCGAAGGTGAAGTTCTCTGTGATTATTTTCCAAATCTCTGTATATTCCATTAATAGCTTCCTCGAAACCATTGGAACGTTGTTTAACCTTAAACACACCCATAACAGCATACCCTAATCCGAGCAAACCAATCATACTGAGTGCACCTAAAATAAATTCTAAGTTTTCCATGTTTTTAATTTTTAATTTAATTTATGTCAAAGAACGATAGTAGTAGCGTAGGGTGGGAATCGAACCCACTTAGGTTGGCTTATGAGACCAATAAGATACCTTACCTCCCCCTCGCGATATTTTGAGCCTCAGGAGGGATTCGAACCCCCGACAGGCTGATTACAAATCAGCTACTCTGGCCAACTGAGTTACTGAGGCTTACATTTTCTAATCACAAATTATCCTTCGTGATTTTCGATGTTAGAATTTTTGAATATAAGTATCAACCCAATCACCAAAGATACTAATTTAACTAATGACCCAAAAGTTTCATCCACAATAAATGAACCGATAAGTTGTATTAAAATAAGTCCAATTGTAAATCCTGTAGCATCCTTTGGTGCGAGTGCCAAGATACGTTTATAAATTGTTGCAACGTTGAACCATAAGAATGGTGTCACAATTATTAATCCTAAAGAAATTAACCCCACAGATCCATCTGCAATTCCTAATCCAATAATAAATCCACCTAAAAAGGATCCAAAGACAGATAGTAGGTTTCTTAGGAAATAAGTAGTACCATTAATTGTACCACTAAATTCAAAATACTTTTTAATTTTTTCCATTTGTTTGGTTTTTATACTTAATGATAAAGAAAAAAAATTAACAAATCAATTGTAAACACTTAAAATCGACGTGGTATTTATATGTAGATGAAAATCTATAAGTAAAGTAAAAATTGAGATTATGGCATTTACAGACATTTTTAAAGACACAAACGACATTAATGAAAAATCTGTCGTTGGATTCGCATCATTTGCGATCATGGTGTTATTTGCATTGGCAGACATTGCAACAGGGTTTTTTGGTAAGGATTTAGTTATTAGTGAATTTATTTATAATTCATTCGTAGTTATTACATTGGGTTCATTCGGTATTGCCGAGGTCGGCAAGATTTTCGGTAAAAAAGGTGTATCTGATTCTGAAGAGTAATCCTCACTTTAAACAAAGAGGATAGAAAATAAAATAAATTAAAAAATTAAAAATGGTAGTAAAAATTGGTAGTAAAGGAGAACTCGTAAAAGACATTCAAGAGATTGTTGGAGTAAAGGCAGATGGACAATTTGGGCCAGGTACCGAGGCCGCAGTTAAAAAATGGCAGGCATCGAACGGACTAACCGCAGATGGTATTGTGGGTAGAGGAACTTTAGCTAAAATGGGGTTAGCAGATACAGATGGTTCATTAGTTGAGGGTATACCTGAAAAGGCAACAGGTTTATACACCAAGAAACCTTACACCACGTCGAATGGTTTAGAAGTAATTGAATACTTTATGCCAAAAGATGAGTACTTAAGTGGTCCTATTAAACCTCAGTGGTTATTCATACATCACACCGCGGGGTGGCATAACCCATTTAACACAATTAAGGCGTGGGACGCAGATAAAATCGGACAAATTGCAACTGAGTTTGTTTTAGGTGGTCCATCATGTAAAGGTGATGACACCCAATACGACGGCGTATTAGTTCAAGCGTTTCCAAAAGGTTCATGGGGTTACCATTTGGGTAAAAACGGATCTCAGACAATGCACAAGAATTCTGTTGGTATTGAAGTTTGTAATTTTGGGTACGTTGTAGATGGAAAAACATATGCAGGTGCAAAAGTCGCGGACTCAGAGATCGTAAAATTATCCAAACCCTTCAGAGGACACACTTTATGGCATCGTTATTCTGACAAACAAATCGAAGTTCTAAAAAAATGGATTCTTTGGATTGCAGAACGAGATGGTATTGATGTGAGGGCAGGATTACCTGAGTTAATTAAAAAGAAGGGTGCCGACGCATTTGAATTTAATGATGATGCGTATTATGGAAAAATTAAAGGTCTGTGGACTCATACAAATACAAGAAAAGATAAGGTTGACATGTTCCCTCAACAAGAATTGATGGATATGTTAATGAGTCTATAATAAAAAACCCCAACAGGTTGTTGGGGTTTAAGGTCTACAATGGATTCAACTCCATTGATATAACGAGAAAAACGAAAAGGTAATCGGCAAAGAGAACCTTTGATGTATAAATATATATAATATTTAAAAAAGTTCGGATTTTACTTAAATGAGGGGTAAATTTTTGGAAATTTCCAAAGACCCCTCTTTTATTTTTAATAAAATGGCCTCATTTTCTCGTATGTTACCCATTAAAATCTCATCACTGATAAAATCCTCACATAGATTTTGAATGATTCTTTTAATAGGTCTTGCTCCGTAACCTTCTTCAGAGTTTCTTTTTAATACTTCATCAACGATAGTCTTATCAAAACTAATGTTATATGAATTTTCAGTTAATCTTTGATTTAAGGTGTTTAATTCTAATTGAACGATTTTCTTCAATGACTTCTCATCTAACTTATTAAAGACGACAATATCATCAATTCTATTTAAAAACTCGGGAGTGAACTGTTGCTTCAAAGACTTTTTAATAATGGTGTCTTTAACTTTTTCTTGGTTACTATCATCAGTAAACCCGACTCCACCTCCAAAATCTGAAACTTTTTTCGCTCCAATATTCGAAGTCATGATTATCACCGTATTAGTGAAATTAACCTTTCTTCCAAATGAGTCTGTTAGATGACCTTCATCTAAAATTTGTAGAAGTAAGTTGAACACGTCTTTATGTGCCTTCTCAATTTCATCAAATAGTACGATTGAAAAGGGGTTATTCTTGATTCTTTCAGTTAATTGACCTCCTTCATCATAACCGACATAACCCGGAGGAGAACCGATCAACTTTGAAACGTTGTGTTTCTCCATAAATTCACTCATGTCAACTCTTACGATTTTTTCAGGGTCACCGAAAAGAGTTTTTGCCAAAGTTTTGGCTAAATGAGTTTTACCAACCCCCGTTGATCCCAAAAACATGAACGAACCGATTGGTTTTGAACTACTCTTTACACCGACTCTATTTCGTCTAATTGATTTAGAAATCTTCGTAATCGCATCCTCCTGACCAATAACATTTTTGGATATAGTTTTTTCTAAACTCAAAAGATTTTTACTCTCTTTAGTATCCAATTTAGTAATTGGGACACCGGTCATATTTGTGATTAGATCGTAAACATCGTTTATCGTTATAGGTTTTTTATTTTCCTTTTGGTCATCATTCCATTTCTTTTTTTCCGACTCCAACTTCTTAAGAATTTTACGTTCCTCATCCCTAAGTTGTGCCGCCAACTCGTAATCTTGATTTTTGACAACCTCTAATTTTCTAACCTTTATCAGTTCAGATTCTTTTTTATATTTCTCAATAATCTCAGGAATCTTCACGTTAATCTTTTTCTCAGAACCTAATTCGTCCATAACATCAATCGCCTTATCAGGAAATTGTTTGTCCGTAATATATCTCTTAGAAAGACTAACTATAGTTTCAATGACGTTCTCTCCGTAAGAAACTCTATGGAACTCTTCGTATGATGGCTTGAGGTTGTGTAAAATATCAATAGTTTCTTGAACGGTTGGTTCAGAAAGTACTATTTTTTGGAACCTTCTTACCAACGCACCGTCTTTTTCGATATTCTTTTTAAATTCATCGAACGTAGTTGCACCAATACATTGGATCTCACCTCTTGCTAATGCGGGTTTCAAAATATTGGCGGCATCCATTGATCCCGATGCATTCCCTGCACCAACCATAGTGTGTATTTCATCTATAAAAATAATCACATTAGGTTCGTCCTGTATTTCATTTAAAATTGCTTTAATTCTCTCCTCAAATTGTCCACGGTATTTTGTCCCCGCAACCAATGAGGTTAAATCTAAGGACATAATTCTTTTGTCAAGTAAATTAGTTGGGCAATTACCTTCACTAATGAGAAGTGCGAGTTTCTCAACTAACGCGGACTTACCGACACCCGCATCACCAACAATAATGGCATTATTCTTTTTCTTTCTTGAGAGGATCTGTGCTATTCTGTTTACCTCTTTATCTCGACCGATAATTGGGTCGATCATACCTTCGACCGCCAAACGGGTTAGATCTCGGGAAAAATTATCAAGAACAGGTGTGGTTGACCCTTTCCTACTCCTTTTTTGTTGTTGTGGGTTACCCCCCTCGAAAAATTCTACGGACATATGCGATATATTTAAACTTTTATAAAGATAACTAAAATTATACTAAAAGTCAAATGATGACATTTAGTCAGATGAATTATCATGGATACCAACTAATATATGAAATAATGTCATGTATATCATAAAATATACTAAACGGCACCTAATTTGAAATTAGGGGTGTAAAATAAATAAAAATAAAATTAAATAACAAGTTTATGATTAAATTAATGAAGTACGAGCACCCACTTTTTAATTTATTAGATTCTGTTTTTGAAACAGATACTGTTAATGCGTGGAGTGGACATGTTAATGTTTTTAGAACAGATAACGAAGATGGAATCTCAATGGAATTTTCTGTACCGGGATTAACCAAGGACGATTTAAGTATTTTCGTTGACGGAGATAAATTAAAAGTGAGTTACACCTCGGAAGAGGGTAAATCTAATTTCGTAAAATCTTTTGAACGGACTTATTCAATAGGTGACGATTTAGATAGTAAGAAAATCACCGCCAAGGTTGACAACGGAATTCTAACGGTTCTAATTCCGAAAGATAAAAAGAAGAACACACAAAGAACAATTTCTATCAATTAACTTAATTCCCCCAATTCGGGGGAATTAGTTTTTCTACGATATTTATAAGGAACATCAGACTCACTTGATTTTGTCTGTATAATTTGTTATATTTTATATAAAATAAAAAATTATGGCGATTACATCGGAAAAAATCAACGGTAAAGAAATTCTCGTAGAGATTCAATCATCGAATTTGAAGTCTGCGTCTTATAATACAGAAGACGGAACACTACAAGTCACTTTCAATGGTGGTGGTGTTTATGAGTATTATAAAGTTCCGTGGGAAAAGTTTACAAAACTTCGTTTATCGGAATCACAAGGGAGATTTTTCAATTTAAACATTGCAAAATCTCATGAGTACAAAAAGATACAATGAAAAACACTCAATTTGTTGATGAGTTAATTGAAGCAATCGAAAATAATCAAGAGGTAGTTAAGTCTTTTGAGGTTAGAGATACGTTATCCAACGACATTTTCGTCAAAGAGGGTAACGTATTTTTAATGCGCGATGAAATCAGAAAAAAACTATTAGAGGTAACCGATAAGTTTATCGAATTTGTAGACGTTGATTTCTTTATACACGATATTATTTTAACAGGGTCTTTGGCGAACTACAATTGGTCAAGATATTCTGATGTTGATTTACACATATTAATCGACTTTGATGAGATTGATGGTGATGAGAAAAAAGAATCCGCGGGTGTTCAAACTATTATTAAAAACTTCTTTGATTCAAAAAGAAGTCTTTGGAATAAACAACATGATATTACAATTAAAGGATACGATTGTGAGATTTATGTTCAAGATATTGATGAAAAACACCACGCATCAGGAGTTTATTCCGTTTTAAATAATAAGTGGGTTATAACACCAGAAAAAACTACAAAGTCAATAAACAAAGAAAAGATTCTTGATAAGGCACAAAAATTTGAAACTCTTATTGATAAGATTGAATCTAACTTTGAAAAAGGTGTGGACGTTGATAGTGAAATAAACTCAGTTAAAAAATCTTTAAAGAAGTTTAGACAATGCGGTTTAGATAAAGGTGGTGAGTTCTCATATGAGAATTTGGCCTTTAAACTCCTTAGAAGAAATGGTTACATTGAGAAGTTAATGAACATCCAAACGAGTAACACGGACAAGAAATTATCTATAACACAGTAATAAACGAAATATTTTTCTTGTTATTGTTGTATTTATAGATTAAGAATAAGTTATAAAACAAATATTACTAATATGTCAGATCTTAAACCATTAGGTAGTGAAAAATTACAAGGTGACGATAAATTAAAAAGAATTATGGAGATTGCCAATTACGGTAGATCCAATAAAACTGTCGTTACTGAAAACAAGACTACCTCAAACGTCGAGTATATTAAAGAATCCACTAACGGAACATATGGTATCGTAAGAGAAAAGGACGGTTACTATGTTAAAAAAGGACTTAACGAAAGTTCTTTAGATTATATAGGTGGTATCTTTATGAAGAATAAAAATAAATTCACCTCATATGCCGACGCATTAAAGAGATTAGAATTAATAAGTGGTCAGGAATCATTAAATGAAGCTAAGAAATATGTTTTAAAATCAAAAACATCTGAACCTGCATCACCTGTTGAGGATTTACCAGCAGAACCTGTAGCTGCCGAACCGGCACCTGCACCTGTTGATGACGTTCCTATGGACGATGTTCCTATGGATGAACCATCTGACGATATCCCTATGGATCCTGAATCAGAAGAGACCGATTCTAAAAGATCCGATTACATGGCGGAGGTACAAAAATTCTCAGGTAAATTAGGTCAATCGTTAAGGGATGTTAAAGAAAGAATGGAGAGTGATGATATTAAGTATGTAATTAATATGGTTCTTTCCGCAGTCGACTTAGATGCCCTTGATGAGGAAGATAAAGAAGAAATTGCAGAGAGATTTGAACCTAAAGATGAAGAAGGTTTCCAACCTTCGGATGATATGGGTGGTGATGTTGAGGATATTCCTGCTGATGAACCCGAATACACATCTGACGAAGAAGATATTGACGAAGTATTTGCCAAATTAGAAAGTTTTATTGACACCCCTGTTGGTGAAGAAGAGGAAGTTGAAGAAAAAGTTGACTTAAATCAATTTAACGACTTAGGTATCGAGGAAGAAGAGGTTTCTGAAGAAGAGGATGTTGAAGAGGAAATTGACTTAGAGGAACTTAAAGCCGATATCAACAAATTAGTTGACGAGACTTTGAGTAAATACTTTAAGTAATATGAGACTAATCTATATCAATGAAATAGGTTCTGACTATAAAGGTCAGAAACAATATGAATTCATTTTCAGTGAGGAAACAGAATTTGATATAGAGGAGTGGTATCATATCCCCGCATCAACCTATCCTGAATCACTCTCACCTGATTTGGATTATATTTCATATGTTGGGGTTCTCAAAAATTCGGATATTGATTTGGACTTGGTTCAAAAATCAGATTATTTCGGAATTATAGATGCGGTTGATGGTGTCGTCTCATTAGGTTGGGAAAAGTTTGACTTTGAAAGTGAGTTTGATCGTCTAACATTTTCTTTTGGTGAAAAATTAGAAAGTGTTACTAAGAAAATAAACTCCAGAGGATACCAACTTATAAAAGAAGAATTAAAATTCAATACAGGTTTATGAAAAGAATTGATATTATAAAAAGACTTATTAGTGAAGGATTTACTGATAAGTTTTTATCAAAGTTAACGGACAAACAATTAAAAGAAGTCTCTCAAAGAGTACTTTCTGAAGAGGTTTTAAACATCCCTAAAGATGATAAGGCATCTATCGATAAAGCTAAGTCGGATAATAAACAATTTGTTACTTACGAAGAGGAAACTGTTGATGTAGAAGAATCATCTCCAAAACAACAGGCGGCAATTGCAATTAATATGAAAAAATCCGGTAAGACCCCTAAAAAAGAAATGAAAGAGTGGGTTGAGGGTATTGTAAAAAACAACTATCATCCTGAGGTTACCACTAAAAAAGAGATCTACGAAATGATCGGGTCATTAAGTGATAGTGCAGATAAGTTAGTCGACGCAAAAAACATGTTTGATGTTGATGAACAATCTCCGGCACCATCCAAACCCGATACTGACGCTCCTGTAAGAGAAAAACCAACTACGAGACCGGGTAAACCAAAAAGAGAAAATCCGTTTGAACCTAAACACACACCTAAACCTAAAGCAAAACTACCAAAAGAATTAAGTTTTAACACCTTAGGATTTGATTTTAAACAAGCGGCAGAATGATTAGTAAAAAAGAACTTTTAGAAACAATTAAAAATCTTAAGGAAATGCCTGTTGATTATGGTGATAGTCCCGAAAGAATAGAACCGGGTATCGAAGATAAATTAGCTAATAGAGAGACCCCATTTAAGGATAACCCCGCATTCCCGACTCAAGAACCTGAAGGTTTACCTTCTAATTGGGAGGAATTATTAGCATCGAAAAGATTTAAAGATGTTATCTCTAAAGTAAAAAGTTACACAGGTCAAGAAGGTAATGTTACCGATCAAAATACTCTTATGCAACTTATGGGTACCATGAGACAAATGTTAATGAGAGTATTGCAATTTGAGAGTGGTAATAAAGAATATTTAGAAAATTTGGCGGTTGAATTAGTTAAAAAAGAAATGTCTATACCTGAAGGTGTTTTACAATTTGATGCCAAATTAGTTGGTATGGGAGGTATTGACATGGAAGGTTTCCAACAACAAAGTCAGGATCCTGATGAAGAAGAAGTTGAACAACAATTTGGTGTTAAACCCGAAGAGGCAGAAGATGACTTAGAGGATTTTATCTCTGCTATGGAGAAGTTCGATCAGGAAACCGCGAAAAGACGTTTTATTAACGCATTAATACAAGGTGCATCTAAAAAAGGTCACTATATGTTTGAGTTAGTTGCTGATGAGTTAACAGAAAGAGACCCAAATATTGTTAATCAATATGGTGTTTTAATGTCAGTTAATGATCTATTATATTGGATATTACCTGATGGTATGTTAGAACAAGGGATGCAAGGTGGAAGTCTTGCCGGTAAAGAAGAAGTTGATACTGAGACGGACCCACCTACAATCAAGGCAAGGGCTGTATTTTTCCCCGCGTTAGTTCACGAACTAATTAAAGGAGTCATGGAAGTCATGGGAACAAAAGGGTTACCTGACGATCCAAGATCTGCAGAAATGGTTATGGGTGCTACCGATACTTTACCTGCGGAAATATGGGATCTTAGATTGGGACCTGTTATTTGGGAGAAATTTAGAAATGCTTACCCCGAAAAACTATACGATGACGATATGAGACACATTCAAAATTATTTGTTCTCAAGGTTCTCATCATTAGACACTGAAGAATTTTTTAAAGTTTCAAAAGAGATATTAAAAGGTTCTGATTTAGGTAAAGACATCATAAATAAAATGGTCAATCAAATTATAGAAGATTTAAAGTCGGAAGATTATGAAGAAGACCAATACGATAGAGAGTTTGGAGACGACGATGGTGGGTTAGATAGTTTCTTAGGGTCCTTAGGAATTGGACTTTCACCTGATGACGATGATGACGGACCAACCGTATAAAGTTTAAAGTGGTCAATTTGACCACTTTTTTTGTATTTATAGGATATGGATAAGAATAAATTAATACAACTAAAGGAGTATGCTAAGATTATTAAGGACACTCCTTATGCGTTGAAGACATACCTCCAAACATACGACAATACACAAAAAAGATATGTTCCATTAGAGTTATTCCCCGATCAAATAGAATTGATTAATGATTATGATAACTATAATGAGAATATAACACGTAAATATAGACAGGCGGGTGTGTCCACAGTAACCGCTGCTTGGTTGTCAAAGAAAATACAAACCGCATCACCTGACAATCCTGAAAGGGTATTGATAATTGCCAACAAAAGGGATACCGCTATTGAGATGGCGAACAAGATTCGTGGTTTCTTAGATCAGTGGCCCGAATGGTTAAATGTTGGTTTTTCACCTGACAAAAACTCGGAGAGTCGTTTTAGAATGAACAACGGTTCGGAAGTAAAGGCGGTTGCAACATCGGCGGACGCACTTCGTGGTTTTACACCAACAGTCTTGGTATTTGATGAGGCCGCATATATTGAAGCGGGAGAGGATTTTTGGGCAGCATGTATGGCATCTTTGTCTACAGGTGGTAAGGTTATCTTAATATCAACCCCTAACGGTTATGACCCAATTTATTATGGTGTTTATGACCAAGCAATAAGGG